CGATGGCTGACGATTCCGTCGGCGGGATCATCATCGACATCGACTCGCCTGGCGGCTCGGTGTTCGGCGTGGCTGACCTGTACGACCTGATCATGTCGGCGCGTGGCGTCAAACCAGTGTACGGCTTCGTCAACTCGTTGTGCGCCTCCGCCGCCTACTGGCTCGGCTCGGCATGCTCACAGCTGTATGCAGTCCAAGGCAGCATGACGGGCAGCATCGGCGTCTACACCCAGCACATCGATCTGAGCAAGGCGCTCGAGATGGAGGGCGTCAGCCAAGAGTTCATCTCGGCCGGCAAGTACAAGGTCGAGGGTAACAGCTACGGCCCGCTGTCGGATGAGGCGCGCGCCTTCACTCAGTCGCAGATCGACGCCTACTACTCAGCCTTCACCTCGGCAGTCGCCAAGGGGCGCGGCCAGCCGGTCGCCAGCGTCCGCGATGGCATGGGGCAGGGCCGCTGCCTCCTGCCTGCCGATGCGCTGGCGGCGAACATGATCGACGGCGTCGATACCTTTGCCGGTGTCGTTAAACGCATGAAAAGCGAGATGAAATCCGGCGGCGCGCAGGCGACTGCCACGATTGATGCTGTGATGGCTGAGGGCGCAGTACTCGACCCGAACGACGCCGAGACCGCCGAGCGCATCGCCAATGCAACCGTCACGCAGCTCGAAGAACCTGCCGCCGCCGATTACAGGGCGCGCACCGCGGCCCGCGACCGCGCCCTAAAGCTCGCCGCCGCATAACACCAATTTCGGGCCGCACAAGCCCACCGTAAGTCGGTCCATTGATCGGCAAGCGCCGCCCCATAGGGCATCTGTGCACATCGAACCAGCCGCCTAGAGCGGCTTTTTTTACGCCCATACGAAAGCAAATTCACATGAACAAACGCATCCTGATGCAGCGTAAAGCTGCCGCCCTGGCCGCAGCCAAAGGCCTGAACGCCACCGCCGCAGCCGCCGACCGTGACCTGACTGCGGAAGAACTGACCCAGTTCGACGCCCACATGGCCGACGCCGAGGCCTTGCAGGCCAACATCGAGCGCGCCGAGCGCCTGGAAGCCGCTGACCTGGGCGTGGAAGTCGACGCCAACGCGCGCATCACCGTCGAGGAAAATGTCGCCAAGGACCCGAAGGGCGGCTTCAACTTCGTCGGCGAATTCATGAAAGCCGTCCACGGAGCGCACATCGCCAAAACCAACGGTGGCGCCGTCGACAAGCGTCTGCTGATCGGCGCTGCCGCTCCCGGCGCCGGCACCTACGCCAACGAAGGCTCGGGCTCGGACGGCGGCTTCCTGATCCCGCCCGAATTCGGCACCGAAATCTTCCAGCTGTCGCTGGGCGACAATGCCTTCATCGGCATGACCGACCAGGTGAACGTGACCGGCAACTCGATGTCGTTCCTCAAGGACGAGACGACGCCCTGGGGCACCAACGGCGTGCGCGCCTACTGGCAGGGTGAAGCCAATTCCGGCCAGGGCACCAAGCCCAACTTCGGCGCCGAAACCCTCCGCCTGAAGAAGCTGATGGCGCTGGTCCCGGTATCGGACGAGATGCTGGACGACAGCAATGCACTGGCTTCGTACCTGCCGAAGAAGATCGGCGCGTCGATCCAGTGGAAGACCAACGAAGCCATCCTGTTCGGTTCCGGCGGCGGCCTGCCGCAAGGCGCAATGAACAGTGGCGCCGTCGTGACCATCGCTAAGGACTCTGGCCAAGCAGCCAACACCCTGACCGCGACCAACCTGGCGAACATGATCGCGCGCCTGCCGGAAGGTTCGTTCCCGAATGCCGTCTGGATCATCAACAACGACGTGCTGCCGGCCCTGTTCACCCTGACCCTGGGCAACTACCCGATCTACCTGCCGGCTGGCTCCGGCGTCGGTGCGATCAAGGGTAGCCCGTACGGCACCCTGCTGGGCCGTCCGGTGCTGGTGTCGCAGCATGCGAACAGCTTCAGCTCGAAAGGCGACGTGATGCTGGTGGACCTGTCGTACTACCAGACCATCACCAAGGCCAACGGCGTGCAGACCGCCACCTCCATGCACCTGTACTTCGACGCGGACGCCACGGCGTTCCGCACGACCTACCGCATGGACGGCCAGAGCAAGATCACCGCGGCGATCGCGCCGGCCAAGGGCTCCAACAGCCTGTCGCCGTTCGTCCAGCTGGCCGCACGCTGATCCTAACGGGGCGGCCTAGCGCCGCCCGTTTCGCACATCTTCCACTTCAAGGAATCACATGAATCCGAACACCAAACTCTCCGAGCAGGCTGCCATCCTGGCGACTCTCGACCCGGCCAGCGTCGCTCCCGGCACTGTCGTCACCACCTACGTGCCGATGGCGAACGTGTTCCAGCTGTCGGCACTGATCCAGACCGGCGTGCTGGGCGCATCCGCCACCGTCGACGCAAAGTTCCGCCAGGCGCAGGACTCGGCAGGCACCGGCGTCAAGGATGTTACCGGCAAAGCCATTGCACAAATCGTGAAGGCCTCGGGCGACAACAAGCAAGCCATTCTCGAAGTCCGCGCCGAGGATCTCGACGTGAACAACGGCTACGGCTTCGTTGCTCTGTCGGTGACGGTCGGCGCCGCGGCTTCGCAGTTGTCGGCCGCCGTGATCGGCGCAAGCACTCGCTACCTGCCGGCTTCGCAGTTCAACCAAGCCGCCGTCGCTCAGATCGTCTAAGTCTGGCCCGCGCCCTGGCTCACGACCAGGGCGCATTTTTACCGGATACCCATGCCCCTTCAGCTAATCACAGCGCCGGCCGGCGAGCCGCTGCACGTCGAGGAAGCCCGTAACGACCGGCGCATCGACGATCACTTCGACGACAGCAAGTTGCGCTCGCTGATCATCGCCGCGCGCCAGGCTGTCGAGGCAAAAACCCGCCAGCAGCTGCTACACGCCCGCTGGCAGTACGTTATCGACGCCTTCCCATCGCCCGGCTGCGCTTCTTTCGTGCCGATCGGTGCGAGCGTGAGCATCCCTCCGTACGCCATCCGCCTCCCGCATGTCCCAGTTGTGGCGGTCGAGAGGATCGAATATCTGGATATGGATGGCAGTTGGAAAACCATGCCGCCGACCGATTACGTCGTCAACTACGGGATGTCGCCCACGATCATCACGCCTGGCTTTGGCAAAATCTGGCCGATCCCGCTGCCGCAAATCGGCTCCGTGAAAGTGACGTACACCGCCGGCTACGCCTCACCGATCACAACAGGCGGCCCGCTGGCGAACAACCAGTTCCGCGTGAGCGGGCCGGTGGCCTGGGCGGGCGGCGACACCGTGAAGTTCTCGAATTCGGGCGGCACGCTGCCTGTACCCCTGTGGGAGGACGCCAGCTACACCATCGCGACGGCGAACGGAGGCATCTACACGCTGAACGACGAGTTCGGGCAGCCTGTCACGTTCACGCAGCTTGGCATGGGGCGTAACTTCATCGGCGCGGTGCCGGCGGGGATTCGCTCGTGGATGCTGCTGCGGATCGGCTCGCTGTATGAGTTCCGCGAGGAAGTCGCTGTCATGCAGAAGGGGGGCGTCAAGGAACTGCCGTACATCGATAGCCTGCTTGACCCTTTTATGTCGGTGGTCTGAATGCGCGCCAGCACACTGCGTCACCGCGTCACGATCCAGCAGCGCAGCACAAGCACCGATGCACTCGGCCAGCCGACAACTACCTGGGCCGATGTTGCGACTGTATGGGCAGAAGTCAGCCCGCTATCCGGTCGCGAACTACTAGCCGCGCAAGCCGCCCGCACGCAGCTCGCCGGCATGGTGACGATCCGCTACCAGCGGCAGTTCGCCGACCCGGTAGCCATGGCCGCGCGCCGCATCCTGTACGGCAGTCGCATCCTCAACATCACCTCGTCGCGCGACATCGACGAGATGCACCAGTACATCGAATTAGGCTACTCGGAGGGCGTGAACGATGGCTAAATCCCCCGGCGTCACCGGCCTCGCCGACGCGCAAAACGCACTCGGCGCGCTACCTGGCAATATCGCCAAGAGTATTCTGCGAAAAGCTGTCCGTCAAGGCGCGAAAATGATCGCCGGCCGCGCGCAAGAGAACTTTGCCGGCGCTGTCGAGGCAATGGCGGCAGCCGCTCCGATACGCTGAACCCGCATACGCTGTCCGGCGCGCTGCGGTCCTCGATTCGCGTAGTTGAGCGTCGCGGCACGCCAACTCGGGTCGTGTTCCAGGTAATGGCCGGCGGCATGACCAGCGCCCAGCGCAAGAAGTGGGGCATGAACTCGGCCTACTACAGCCTGTGGGTCGAGCGCGGCCACATCAACCGCAAGATGGGGCAGGCGCTAAGCGGACCAAAGGCCCTGCAGCAGCACTACCGCGCGCAATCGACATCGAACACGCCGGCTCACCCTTACCTGGCGCCGGCGGTCACAACCGAGTCCGCGGCCGTCATCGACGTGATT